ACGCCATCATAAATTTCGTTTGTCACGGTATTTATAATCATGCCAGGTTCTGCCCCCTCGACATGTTTAGCGTCCCTCTTGTTACACTCGGGAGATAATTGACCCAAGACTTTTAAAAACGGTAACGCAAGATCTTCTTGCGTCATGTTTAAGCCTTGTCCTGCATCAGCTTCAAAATTAACTGCAGCTAATGCGTTTTCTTTTTTATTTGCTACATTACTCATGTTTATTGTTTCCTTTTTATTGTTGTTTTGTTTCCAACATAAATGTTGAAAAGTTCCGTTGGCATTTCTTTTCCTGCCTCCATACGCTCACGGACTAACGCTTTTAGAGTCATAGGCTCGACCTTCAGTTTTTGCTGAGGTTCAAAGCCTTGACCCTTTGCAAGATCGGCATAATCAGCCGCCTTGTTATCCTCGTTACGACCGAACGACACGGATATCTCATTTTTGATTATGTCGCCCAGGCCATTCTCACGAAGCCAGT